ATATACAAAGATCACTTAGGATACCCAACTTTTGGCATAGGCCATTTAATCACTGATGCAGATCATGAACAGGGTCAACCAGTAGGAACACCAGTTTCTAAAGAAAGAGTTGCTGAAGTTTTTGAAATAGATTGCAAGAAACACATTGCAGAATGCAAAAGCCTATTTGCAAATTTGAATGATTATCCAGATGATGTTCAAAGAATTTTAGTTAACATGACCTTTAATATGGGTCAAACTCGTCTTGCAAAATTTGTTAATTTTGGTAAGGCAATAAGAAACCAAGACTGGAAGACAGCTGCAGTAGAAGGCAGAGATTCCAGATGGTATAATCAAGTCACTAATCGTGCAGAACGATTAATGTTAATGTTAGAGGAAGTATGAGTCACATAAAATTATTTCAGTTAGTCACAGGGGAAAATGTAATAGGTGAAGTTGATGAAGGGTTCTTCTCAAATGAAGCCCAGATAAATTTCATTAATCCCTTGTTCGTAGTTGCACAACAAACAGAAGATAGAAAGAGTGTTACTATTCAGTTAATGCCTTATTCTAACCTTGCAGAAGGTAACACGATTAAGGTAAATTTTAAAAATATAGTGTGGGTTGCTGATCCAGAACAGAAACTTCTGAATCAGTATCAGTCAATATTCTCAAAGATTATTACACCACCAGAACCACAGGTTACATCATGAAAGAACAAATTTTGAAAGCACTTCGTATGAAGTATCAAGGAATCATTGAAGAAGCAAAGACAAATATAGAGATATATTTTACCAGTCCAGTAGGGATTGGAGAACATCCAGAAATTCTTCAAGCAATTGATACTCAAATGGAAAAGATTGCAGAAGCAGAGGACAAGATTGTTGTAATAGACAATCATTTTACATCACCAAGAATACCTTGACAGATAGAAGTTTCGTAGTATAATAGTTATATGCACTTCTATACAAATGTATCTAGATATCGTAATCTAATTCTTGTCAGAGAATTCAAAGATGGCAAGAATGTTCCTAAGAAATACGAATACAAACCTACCTTATATGTCCCAACGAATAAAGATAGTTCGTTCAGAAGTATCACAGGACATAATCTAGAACCCAAAAAGTTTAAATCCATAGGATATACAAGACCCTTCATTGAGAAGTATCAAGATGTTGAGGGGTTTGATATTCATGGTAATCAAGCATATGCATACTCATGGATAAGTGACACATTTCCAAATGACATTGAATGGAGTATGGGAAACATATCCATTATGTGTTTGGATATTGAGTGTGAATGTGAGAATGGATTTCCAGAACCAACTGATGCATTAGAAGAAGTTAATGCAATAACTTTTAAGATATTTGGTTCACCAATTAAATACACCTTTGGAACCCAGCCATGGAATCATGGTGATAAGAACATTCGTTATTTTGAATGCAAAAATGAAGTTCATCTTCTTAAAACTTTCATAGAAGAATATCGTAAAGTATTACCAGATGTTATAACTGGATGGAATGTTGAAAACTTTGATATCACCTATTTGATGAATCGTATTTCAAGGGTTATTGATAATAGAACAGCAGATCAATTGTCGCCTTGGAACATGACATCTTCTCGTGAATGGCAATCTGAGTTATATGGAAAACAACAAGCATATACTCTTACTGGTGTTGAGGTTGTTGATTATCTTCAACTTTATAAAAAGTTTACCTTTACAAATAGATCAAGTTATTCTTTACAAAACATCTCTCAAATCGAATTAGGAGAAGGTAAATTAGATTATAGTGAATATGGTGCAATGCATCTATTCTATAAAGAGAATTATCAGAAATTCTTAGAGTATAATGTTAAGGATGTAGAGTTAGTTGAAAGACTTGACAATAAATTGGGTCTTATGGAGTTAACCTTCACCTTAGCATACAATGCAAAGTGCAACTATGGTGATGTTTTTGGACAGGTTAAGTATTGGGATTTGTTAATCTACAATAGACTTAGACAACAAAATATTATTATACCACCGAAACCTCATGGAAATAAGAGGATGAAGTTTGAGGGTGCATATGTTAAAGCTCCTCAAGTTGGCTTACATGAATGGATAGTTTCATTTGACTTGAATAGTCTGTATCCACATTTGATTATGCAGTATAACATTAGTCCAGAGATGATGGATAGGACTGTAGATAAGAAACCAGTTAATGATTTTCTTGACAAAAAAGTAAAAATCACAGGGGATAAAACAGTTTGTCCGAATGGTGCAAGATTTAGAAAAACTAAACAAGGATTCTTTCCAGAGATACTTGAAAGTTTATATGATGAGAGAGTTGTCTGGAAAAACAGATTGACTGAGTATCAACAAGAATTTGAAAAATGTGATGATCCACAGAGAAAGAATGAGTTAAATCGTCTGATATCTGTTGCATATAACAATCAATTAGTCCGAAAGATTTCATTAAACTCTGCTTATGGTGCAATGGGTAATGTATGGTTTAGGTATTATAATCTTACAATGGCAGAGGCAGTAACCACAAGTGGTCAACTTGCAATTAAGTGGGTAGAGAAAGCAGTCAATAATTTTCTTAATGAGTTACTTGAAACAGATGATGATTATGTTGTTGCAATTGATACTGATTCAATTTATGTTCGTTTTGATGAGTTAGTTAAGAAGGTTAATCCAAAGAATCCTATTGACTTTTTAGATAAGGTTTCAAGTGGTAAGATGCAAGATGTAATTAACGAATGTTATAAAGACCTTGCAGAGTATACCAATGCATATCAGAACAAGATGGTTATGGGTAGAGAGGTAATTGCTGACAAAGGTATTTGGACTGCAAAGAAAAGATACATCCTCAATGTACATGATAACGAAGGTGTAAGGTTAAGAGAACCTAAACTCAAAATGATGGGCATTGAAACAGCAAAGAGTTCAACACCACAATGGGTTAGGGATAAACTTGAAGAAACATTAAAAGTGGTAATGGATGGTAATGAAGAAACAGTCCATGAGTTTGTAGAAAATACAAGGAAGGGGTTTAAGGAATTACCAGCCGAAGAGATTTCTTTTCCTCGTGGAGTGAATGGAATCCTTGAATATGCAAATGCAAAGACTATTTACAGAAAATCTACTCCAATGCATGTTAGGGCCTCATTATTGTTCAATCATTATGTTAAGAAAAACAAATTAGACTTAAAATATCCATTGATTAACAATGGAGAGAAGATAAAGTTTGTTCACTTAAAAATACCAAATCCTATCTCGGAGAATGTTATTGGGTTTATAAACACTTTACCAAAGGAGTTTGAATTAGGCCCATTTATAAATTACGACTTACAATTTGAAAAGTCTTATATTGAACCACTAAAACTCATACTAGAGAAGATTGGCTGGTCTCCAGAACCACGATCTTCATTAGAGGAGTTCTTTGGTTAATGAAAACTTGACAGAGCAAGGACTCGTGGTATAATAGTAGTATATTGAGGATTTTAGATTATGAATTTATTGAAAGACCTAGCAAAGGCAAGCGGTAATGAACTTGCATCAGTAGTAGATGATGGAATCGTCGCTGGTGATGTTGATGGTTACTTAGATACTGGTTCGTATATATTGAATGCACTTTTGAGTGGTTCAATCTATGGTGGACTTGCATCCAACAAGATTACAGCATTGGCGGGGGAGTCATCCACTGGAAAGACTTTCTTTGCACTAGGAATTTGTCAAAGATTTCTAGAAGATAATCCAGAAAGTGCAGTCATTTACTTTGAAAGTGAATCGGCATTGACTAAAGACATGATTGTTGAAAGGGGATTAGACCCTAAGAGAATTATGATAGTGCCAGTAGTAACCATTGAACAGTTCAGAACTGAAGCAGTTCGCATACTAGACCAATACGAAAAGACCAGAAAAGAAGATCAGAAAGTATTATTTGTTCTGGATTCACTTGGCATGTTATCTACAGAGAAAGAGGTAGCAGATGTAGAGTCTGGAAAGTTAGTTCGTGACATGACAAAGGCACAACTCACCAAAGGTGCATTCAGAGTGTTAACTTTGAAACTAGGGAAGATTGGTGTACCCATGATTGTTTGTAATCATACTTATGATAAGATTGGTTCTATCTACCCAGAGAAAGAAATGGGTGGTGGTAGTGGATTGAAGTATGCAGCGTCGAGTGTAGTCTTCTTATCAAAGAGAAAAGAAAAAGATGGAACAGAAGTTATAGGAAACATCATTCACTGTAGAAATTGGAAATCAAGATTGACAGTTGAAAACAAAATAGTGGATGTTCGTTTGACATATGATAAAGGCCTTTCTCGTTATTATGGACTTACTGAACTTGCAGTTAAATATGGTATCTTTAAACAGGTGTCAACTCGTATTGAATTACCAGATGGTAAAACACAATTTGGGAAAACAATTAACAACAATCCAGAGACCTATTTCACAAAAGAAGTTTTAGATGAATTAGATGAATGTGCAAAGAAAGAATTTAAGTATGGGGCAGATTAGGTGCAGAATAGACTTGAACTATTAATACTCAAGAATCTATTTACGAGTGATTCATTTACTCGTAAAGTTATACCTTATGTACAAGAAGATTTTTTCTCAGAGAGAGAAGAACGATTAGTATTCAATAACATTAAAACATATTTTTCAAAATATAATGAATGTCCAACCCATGAAGCACTAACTATCCAGATGAATGAAGCATCTGGTCTTAATCAAGATGAATTAGGAAGTGCATTAACCATTGTATCCCAATGTAAATTATCCAAAGAAGAGACACCACAAGAGTTCTTAACAGATGAAACTGAGAAGTGGTGTAAGGATCGTGCAGTTTATAATGCAGTTATGGATTCAATTACTATCTTGGATAAAGATTCCGATAGAAGTAAGGGTGAGATTCCAGAGATTCTAAAAGATGCTCTTGCAGTATCTTTTGATGCACACATAGGTCATGATTGGTTAGAGGATGCAGATCAAAGGTTTGAGTTTTATCATACCGAAGAAGATAAGATTCCATTTGACCTTGATATCTTTAACAAGATTACTAAGGGTGGTTTATCCAATAAGACTTTAAATATTTGTATGGCGGGAACAGGGGTTGGTAAATCTTTGTTCATGTGCCATTGTGCAGCAAACAATTTGATGATGGGTAAGAATGTACTTTACATTTCATTAGAAATGTCAGAAGAAAGGATTGCAGAAAGAATAGATGCAAACTTGATGAACATTTCATTGTCTGATTTGATAGATTTACCAAAACAAATGTATGATAAGAAAATCAAATCTATCAGAGATAAGACTACAGGAAGATTAGTAGTCAAAGAATATCCAACTGCAGCTGCAAACACAGGACACTTTAGACATCTATTACAAGAATTAGACCTTAAGAAGAACTTTCAACCAGACATAATCTATATTGATTATTTAAACATTTGTAGTTCATTCAGAGTCAGGCCAGGCAGTAATGTAAATTCTTATACTTATGTTAAGAGTATTGCAGAAGAAATGAGAGGACTTGCAGTAGAAACTGGAGTTCCAATTATGAGTGCAACCCAAACAAATAGAACAGGGTTTGTATCCACAGATGTAGGATTAGAAGATACAGCTGAATCATTCGGTTTACCTGCTACAGCAGATATGATGTTTGCATTAATATCAACAGAAGAACTCGAAGAGCTGGATCAGATCATGGTGAAACAATTGAAGAATAGATATAATGATCCCTCATACTACAGAAGGTTTGTACTTGGTGTAGATCGTGGTAGGATGAAGTTGTATGATTGTGAACAATCTGCACAGGATGAATTGTTTGATGTTAATGTCATGGATAATACTGATGTGGGAAAAAGAATATCTGAGGAAACAGTACAAACAGAATGGCAGATATAATGGATGCTTTTCCTTTAGTTCAAAATCTAGAAATTCAAAGAACAGATCACAATGTGGATATATCAGACCATGCTATTATCCATGTTTTTGATGCACCACCAGAAATACTAGAATACAACAAAAAACTTGTTGACCTAATTAATAAAAATGATGCACAAGGTGTTGGTGGTGTTGATTCCATTAATGCAAAAATAACCAAGTTTACTGGATGGAAGTCATTTGAACATTTTGAATTTCAAATAATAATGGAATGGGCTGGATTTCTTGCATCTTTAGTTTCACATGAAAGATTTGCAATAGACATTACTCCAGTCTATACTCATTGTTGGGGTATGAAATATGAAAAGGATGATTATTCGCCTGCACATGGACACTTCCCATCTCTTTGGAGTTGGGTCTATTATCCTTTTATAGAAGATTCTGCAACAGCAGCACCATTGCAGTTTCCAAGATCACTTAAAACAATGATGAATTTAGATTCAGATGCACTAGATGAAAATAGAATACTGAATGATATTGCATTGAGTATACCAGCAAAGACTGGGAAATTGATTATGTTTCAATCTCATATATACCATCAAGTACCTAAATGTAAGAACAGTAAACTAAGATATGTTCTTGCTGGAAATTTAACTAATGACCATACTATAGATGTGAACCAATACTAATGAACCCTATAGGATTTTATGCAATGTGTGGTGTATTAATCATTACAAACATAATGGTTTATGTAATGATTCAAATGTATTTTGAAGGACATGAAGCCTTTAATGAAATAAAAAAAGATTTAGAAACAAAGTGAATCAAAATAAGAAAGAACTTTTAATATTTGTAGGGGTAATCACATACCTTATAATATTTGGCATACTTATGTTTAACCAGTTATGAACATATATGATAACTTTCTACCACTTAAAGATTTTGAAAATATTCAAAATTTCATTATGAGTGGAGAAATAGATTGGTATCTACAACCAAATATCGTAGATGAGACAGAAGAATCTTCTTTGAGTATCAATTTTACTCATTTGTTTTATGGACAAGATCAACCAGTAGATGCTGAGGGTCTCAATATTTTAGTTCCATTGATAGAAAGGTTAAACTCTGTTAGTTTGATTAGGTTAAAAGCAAATGCATATCCCAATACATCAACTATTGTAGAACACGAATTTCATACTGATTTAATGAATCACCATGTGGCAAACCTTCAAACTTGTTTATTTCACATCAATTCTAATGATGGATATACCAAGTTCGGCAATGACAGTGGATACACAAAGATGGATGCGATGTACACAAAAGTAGAAAGTGTAGAAAACAGACTAGTGTTTTTTGATTCTAATATTCCTCATGCATCAACTTCATGTACTAATTCCAAAATTAGATACAATCTCAATATAAACTATTTCTCCGAGAGTGATCCAACTCCCAGTAAGTTATTATAGCCCCTTGACATAGGGGTACATTTTGTCCTATAATAAGTAGATAGGAGAAAAATGAGTAATCACATAAATGAAAACATAAAAGAAAACATCCTTTTGGATGTTCTTCCTATGAGTGTTGAAGCAATCGTTGAAGAACTCAATCCACTTAATAAATGGGGTTTCATCAATTTCAAAGAAAAAGATGAAATCGTTGATTTATTGGTTGAGAAAAGATTCAGTGAAATGCCCGATTGCCCCTATTGACACAGGGGTACATAAAATCGTATAATATACACATAATGAAGATTATTGAAAATAACCCACTCTGGAAACCCTCGAAAGACTTAGGTCTGATTATGGGTCTAGTCCTTGCTGGAACTGTTGCGGGTTATTTTCTCTTCACTTTGGTGGTATATGTATGTGCCATCTTCATTTTGAATTGGTTAATGCCGGTAGTGCCGGTAGGAGAAGTAAATTGAGTAAAGAAAAAATGGTAGTAAAATGTGGCGGTAAATGGGTTGATGAAGACCTTGCAAAAAAAGTTGAAAAACTTTGTAATGATCTAGAAGAGACTCATGCAATTAATTGGCCTCGGTTGACTAACTATAAAGTTTACCCAATGACTGGCCAAAAATACATTAAGATTGTTACCGAAGATAACCAACGAACTGTTTGGGGATTTATCAATATCAAAGACTTTCTTAATAACAAAGGAATTAAATTTTCAGAAGGTGATGTTCTAAAATCTGCTGGATGGGCAACTCCTGCTTTGAACAAACCTCGTGGAAATCTCTTCATGGGATATGATGTCAAATCAGTTTACATGAGACAATATGGGCCGGATTATTTAATATGATTGAAGAAGAAAGCAGTAAACAGTTATTTTGGGCCGTTAATCAGAAAGTAGTTTCAGAGCATGAGGATGGTTCTTACTATTTCTTTCTAGATGCATTGCGTCAAAGTGGAAAGATTAATATGTTTGGAGCTCCTAAAATTCTAGAACAGAATTTTGGAATGACTCGGAAACGAGCTTTGGAAATATTTAAAGCATGGACAAAAACATATGAATAAAGAGTCAATTAAAATTCTTGCAGAAGCAAGTGGTGGTACACGAACAGAAGAAGACATTGAAAACATGTTAACACCAGACAATACGATTTTAAAGTCTATAGGATTTACAACTTTTTGCCGATCCAAGTATGAAGAAAATATGGAAGAACGAGGGGAACATGGTGAGCCACCTTATGCAAACATACAAGAATATCTTAATCCTAATACAGTGAATTTTTTATTAGAACAATACAAAAAGAACTTGGAAAAATATGCTAGTGGGTGATTGAATGAAAATTAAAACAATATTTATAGACATGGATGGGGTTCTCACTGATTTTATCGGTGGGGTTTCACAAATGATTGGAATGCCAATGACGAATGACGATAAAGGTCATTCTGAGTATGATGCACGAAAGCAAGAATTAACTGATAAAAGGTTATTCCGAAACTTACCACCTATGCCTGACATGTGGGAATTAATTGGTTATCTAAAACACACTGGATTACCTCTGGAAATCTTGACAGCTGCTGGAAGGGTTAATAGAGAACTGGTAGTTTGGGATAAGAATGAGTGGGTCAAACAGTATGTTGATCCTAAAATAGTAGTTACTTGCACTTACACAGGTGCTCAGAAGGCAGTCTTTGCTGGAAAGGGTAATGTCTTAATTGATGATCGTCAAAGAAACCTTGATAAGTGGATAGATGGTGGTGGTATTGGAATACTTCACAAGACTGCACGAGATACCATTAAAGAACTTAAATGCATCAGAAATGATATGAAAGTAGTAGATGTAAACTTTGGGCCGAAATAATGTTAGATTTAAAACAATATAAAACGAATTGGAAATGTGAAAGTGCCTTATATAAAGGAATACCAATTTCTGAAAGACAGAATCCTGTTGTAAGGGAACTTATGAAAACAAGATTGTTCTCAGTTAAATACAGAGGAATATCTAAAATGATCCCAACACCAGCTGGGGTATCTGGTTATCTGACTCAGTGGTATGAAAGACCACAGGGCTATTGTCATAAACATGGTGCAGATACATTTGCAATCTATCCTTACTCTAATTATAAAGAGTATAAAGATTTTTATTACGAAGTAAAAAGTAAAAACATGTTTCGTGTCTGGGAAAAATGTGCCATAAAGATTCAAAAGATTGCAGAGGAAATTGTTGAGTATGTTGAAATATCTTAAAGAGATCACAGATTGGTCAGAAGTAAAAGAATTTAAAGTTCCTAATCACACCTACATGGTTAATGATGATGGACACTTAGTAGGATACATTAAAACTGGGACAAAGAAAGAGATAATCTTTCAAAAACCCATCAAAAACTTCTCAAAATCATGGAGAAGGTTTGTTACTCTTAACAGGTAAATAAAATGAATACAGTGATTTCAAACAACAAAAGACTACAAAAACGACATAAATACTTATTAGGTTGGAATAACTCAAGTTATCAACCATCTCTGCCAAAAATTGGTGAAGATGCTTTACCATATTTGAATTGGGTTGAAGCAAAAAGACAAAGGTTAATGTGGACAAAAATAACCTTTGGTACTTTAATTATTTTAGGTGCAATTTTAATTATATTGTTAGTATGATGAAAGCTGAAAGTTCCAAAGACAAGGGTATCCTTATTGGACACACTGTCATAGATATTCTTCAACGAAAAGTAGCGTTGAAGAAGGAACTCATACACCTAAGAAAGATCAAACAAAATCAAGAAAGACAAACACTACTTGAAACAAAAATTGTAGAATATGACGAATATCTACACAAACACAGATTACAAAAGAACTAAAACGAATTACCCTATGGAGTCGTATGGGTGATTAACTAGAGTCGATTGGCGTCCTTCCGCTAAGTCTAAGGATCAACTCCATACCAACTTGGACTAAGTAAATTGCTAAAAGGGAATCTTCTAGAGGTTCCCTTTTTTTATTGTATAAATAGTAGTATGACTAAATTAAAAACATTCTTGGAGTATGGAGAAGGTGAAAAACATCCAACTGAGAGTGATTGGATTATGGCCTTAGGAGATCATCCCGGCCAAACACAACCACATTTAGATAAAAATACTGATTGGTTAGAAGGAGAAGTGGATAAACCTATGGAACCAGATTTAGATAACGCAGATGATCTCAAAGATTTGAGTGCAAGAATAAGAAAACAGAGAGCTACTCCCTATAGAGATAGGGAAATAAACCCATTTGGTCAGTTTCTACAAGAATCAGATATTAATGATCTACAACATAACATCCCTTTAAAACCCAAATCAGTAGCAAAGATGACAGCAGACAAAGGAGTTTTTAAAGACTTCAATGTTGAAGTATGGAAAGATCAATCACCACCAGCAAACGACAGTGAAGAGGTAAAGAAAGAACTTAAAGTGTTAGAAGGATTGGTTGCAATGCGTGATGATTATGCAAAACGACAATTCATGTATGCTGTAGATAAAAGGATAAACAGACCTTTTAAAAAATATTTTAAAGAACACGACTTAGATGAAAAGCTAATAGCTAATGCGAAACCAATTATAGAAAACTCACATACTATTCTTTTACCACTTAAACTACACTATAATAGACCAAGACCATACCATCTTGCAAGGAAACTTGCATTTAACAGACAACTTGCATTCACAATTTCAAATCTAGAAACGGCTGTTACGCCATCTTATCCATCTGGTCATGCATGTCAAGGTAGACTACTTGCAAAGATTCTTGCAGAACAAGTTCCATTCCAACATAGACTTTCAATTATGAGAATTGGAGATGAGATAGGAAGTTCTAGAATGATGGGTGGTGTTCACTATCCATCTGATACAGATTTTGGTAGAGATTTGGCAGATTCATTATTTAATCACTTGACAAATCATAAAGAAGCACATACAATGAACTCATTTAAACAAATAAGTGAGGATTTGATTATGGAAGCGGGATTAAGTGGAAAAGATTTATTCAGTAGAGATAACAAAGAAAGATTTATAAAATTAACAGACAGTGGTGAACTGGTTGACAGGGGTGGGAAGAAACTATCTGTAGATAAATCTTTATGGAAGATCATGAAGAAACAATTACAAGATGCAGAAAGTTGGGATGAATTAAAACCTCAATGGACTAATTTTAAGTCTGCATTTGGTGGAATTGCTATTAGTGGTATTGATAAAGGACTAAATGATATGTCTGGTGGTAAGGGTGGTCAGAAAGGGCCATCTGGAGAAGATTGGGAAGCAATGATTGTACTTGGCCAAATGAAAAACAATAATCAATCTTTTGAAGGCTCAGATGAGTGGAATAGAATTGAACCTAAAGGATTCTGGGATGATGATTATAATAGAGAAACATCACTTAAACTTGGAAAAGCATTTGAACAGAAGAAACTAGGAAGTCTTACACAGACTGGAAGTGGTAAAGACAGTAAAGGATTCACAAAAGAATGGAAAGAGTGGGGTGGTAAAAGTGCAACACCAAAAACAGACTTATTCAATAAATCACCTAAACAAAGAATATCCTTAAAAAAGAAAGGTGGTTCACAGGTCATGAGTGCAAAGAAATTTGAAGCAATTGCAACCTTTGAAGCTGCAAAGACAATCATGGGTGAAAGTCATCCTAAAGAGGCAGGAGAAATTGTAGATAAAATGAAAACTCTGGTAATGTCATTTGATGAAAAGATTGACAAGAAACTTGGAGTGGTTGATGCAAAAGATGGTGCATATAAAGGTAGTGTTGAAGATTTAGAAAAATCAAAAGGTAAAGACCCTCTTACTATAGCACATAAAAAGAAAATGGCTGAGATTAGAAAAGGTGGAGCAGAATTAGACAAAAAACTGGCAAAACTATTTCAAGATAGTCCAGAGTTTAAGACAAGTTTTGTTTTTGAAGCTGCATCTGGATACAAAAAGTTTGGAGATAAATCAAATGACAGAGCAGATATTATGGTTGAGTTTGATGTCGATAAACAGGCTATTTCTAGTACATACAAAATGGTGAAACCATCTGATGTCCAGAAATTATCAACTTACTATGCACTTTACTTTGCATTTAAGTCTAGTTCTGGTTCTTCACCATTCATGTCTCTTAGGGGAGCTCTTTATCAAACACCACAACAAGCAACTGCAAAAACAATGAAGATGATAAATGCGGGTTATGAACCAAACCCAATGACACTTAATGGTATTCTGACAGAAGGTCTTAAACAAGAAGATGTTGGTCAAAGGGTACTTCATGAAAGTAGAATAGAACAATTGGATGAGTTTGCAATGTTAAATAAGATCAAGAAAGGACTGTCTGCTATTCAAAAGAAAGTAAGAGATAAGTTTAAAAAGATGTGGAATTGGATGAAAGATAAAATTCTAAAAGCATTTGACTGGATAAAGAAACAGGGTGCAAAAATGTTAGATGTATTGATGCAGTTCTTTGGAAAAGTCGTAAGCAATGTCAAGGTTACAGGTAGTGGCCCAGAGTTATTCTCGGAGAAAGCGTAATGGCTGGTGCAAAGAATCTACATTTAGAACACATAGAAGATGAAATCTTCAATACTGGTATCGAAGGTGGTAGGGGTGCAATAAACTTCATACTATCTCTGAGTAAGATGTTAACTTCTGGTAGTAAGTCATCCAAGAATGTCACAGTCAAATGGGATGGAGCTCCAGCGATATTTGTTGGAGAACATCCAGAAACCAAAAAGTTTCTGGTTGCAAAGAAAAGTATCTTTGCAAAGAAACAAGAATTTTACACTACTCATGCAGAAATAGACGAACATCTATCTGGAAATCTTGCAACTAAGTTTCATATATGTCTGGACAACCTAAAGGACTTAGGAATCAAAGGGATCATACAAGGTGATCTTATGTTCACTACAGGGGATATAGAGAAGAAGAAAATAGATGGTAAGATGTACATTACCTTCCAACCCAACACTATTGTTTATGCAGTACCTTCTGAATCTGCACTTGCTGGAATCATGCAGAAGTCTAAGGTTGGTGTTGTCTGGCATACCAAATATACAGGGACATCTTTAGATGACATGAGTGCATCTTTTGGTGTAGATATTTCTGGTCTTAAGAAGTCATCTAAGGTCTGGATGGATGATGCAGAGTACAAAGACATGTCTGGAACTGCAACTTTTACTCAGAAAGATAGTGCAGAGATAATCAGACTAATGTCCAGAACAGGTAAAGTATTTCAAACTATTAAGAAAGTTCCACTCGATAAATTTCTGGAGATGCAAAAGGACATTATCCAGAGTGCTTCATACAAAACATATCACAACAGTAAAGTACGAGAAGGTACTAACTTATTAAAGTTAAACTACAAGAAACATGTAGATGGTTACTTACCATTTGCAAAAGCAAAAATGCAAAAAGAAATTGACAAGGTAAAATTAGCTAGTGCAAAGAAAACAAAGACTGATAATATGAATTCTCATTTGACAAGCATTAGAAAGTCTTTACCTCTATTAAAACAATTGGTAGAATTTCAAGCATTGATTAGTTATGCAAAAACTAAGATACTATATAAAGTAAACAAAGCAAAACAACTTACAGATACATTCGTTCAAACAGACAGTGGATTTAAAGTAGTTGCACCAGAAGGGTTCGTTGCAATTGATGATAACTTAGGTGGTGCGGTGAAACTGGTAGATAGAATGGAATTCAGTTTCAACAATTTCACAGTTCAAAAGGCTTGGGATAAATAAATTATGGAATTATATTATGACAAAAAAGATAAATTATGATCTAGAAACTGGAACAGCAAGCACTCTAGAAAACTTCTCAAAAGGAAGACACAACACAACAAAAGACAACGAAGGGAAACACTTCACAGACATAAAGAATATCCAATTTGATGGAAGAACTGTCTGGGAATTTTCTCATCCTACATTCGTATCAGTTAAAAGAAAATCAATCGTTGTTTGTCCTCGTAAAGCAGGCCATTCATCATTCAGACGAGCACTCCATGTTGCAAATGAAGATTTTGATGATGATTGGCATTGGTTAAGTGGTCACTTATTTCATCCAAGTCATTGGTTATCCGAAGAAGAATTCTGGAAACTCGCATTTGAAACTCATTATGCCAATGAGTCAAAGGGACACTTCCAAACAATGAAAATTCTTAAAAGGAAACTGACAGGTGATCCACTTCAAGATCATTATGCTCTAATAGTAGATGATAAGGAAACAAGAAAGTTTCTTGGTAAAGCATACGAACATAGATTGGAGATAATTGGTAATCTTTCAACAGGTATTGGAACTGAGTCAGATAGAATGAATGACCAACAGTTTAGAAGACCTATGGTTATGGCAGATTACTTTAAGGACTGGAAAAAGTATTTGGTTGTCAGAGAGCCTTGGGACAGATTTATCTCTGGGTTGATTACTGAATTAGATAATGGAATATACACGCCTTGGCATGTTAATATATTAAAATCTAAAGAAAATTGGGAAGAAGCTTACATTCGTATGAAAAGATTATTAATGTGGAATAACCCAAACAATATACTATTAGGTACTTGGGATGGCCCACAAACAGATCACACACATATTTTATCTGGTTGGAAGTGGGATGGAAAGACAATATTTGATGTATATGACCATTTTATTCCTTGTAATCATGAGGTAGTACATGAATTTAATAAGGATGGAAGTAACTATAATATTGCATGGCAATCTTTGAAAGATGGTTCCAGTATGTTAAAGAAGTTTAAAGAATTGGATTTATTACCAGAAGACTTAAATGATGGAAGTAATTCCTCTGAAAATGAACATTTTAATGATCTATGGCAACATGTTAATATAACTTCACCAGAAAGACGATTGATAATGGATGAAGCAATTAATAATGATGATGATTTAAAACCATTCTTTGATGCATGTAATGAGTTAATTCAAGATGACATAAATGCAATCGGAAAAAACAATAGTAAGTTTGTTTAAAACATAAATACTGGTATGAAGACTTTCAAGGAATTTCACGAAGCAATTAAAGTTCCAATTTCAATTGGAGACACAGTTTTAGGTGGTAAGTTCAAGAATAAAAAAGTCAAAGTAAAATCAATTGGGAAGAATGATAAAGGTGATATTACCATCAATGGTAAACCTTTATTAAAGTTTAGGTTAATGAAATGAAAACCTTTAAACAAGTAAATGAGGTTAAAACTCAATCAGCAGTATTTGCATTCGGTAGATTTAACCCACCAACAGTCGGCCATTTAAAACTTGCAAACAGAGTAAAACATGTTGCGGGTGCCAAGGCAGATGCAATCATATACACAGGGTTCACACAAGACCCTAAGAAAAATCCACTGTCCTATAGAGACAAAATAAAATTCATGAAAGCAATGTTTAAATCATCTAAGGTTAAAGTGGATGATGGAGATGCACGAACAGTATTTGATGTTGCAGCCGATCTATACAATGATGGATATAGAGAAATTAAAATGGTTGCTGGTTCAGATAGAATAAAGGAATTTGAAAGTTTATTAACTAGATACAATGGAAAATATGGAAGACATGGACATTACAATTTTAAGTCAATCCATATTGTATCTGCTGGAGAAAGAGACCCAGATGCAGAAGGTGTAGAGGGTATGTCTGCATCTAAGATGAGGTCATTAGCAAGTGAGGGTAGAGAAAAGGAATTTGTTAGTGCATTACCAAAGGGATTTAGACTGGGTAAACAATTATATAAAGCAGTAAGGAAAGGGATGGGATTAAAAGAAGAATTTTCTTTTTTACCAGATTATATAAAAGATGATATCGGAAGAGAAATACAACCTACTTAAAGAGGGTATCAATGATGTTGGTATCTTTAAAGCCGTGTTCATGGCAGGTGGGCCTGGTTCTGGAAAAAGTGCAGTTGCTGGTAAACTAGGGATGCAAGCACTAGGTCTTAAAAGTGTTAATTCTGATACTTCATTTGAGAATGGTTTGAAGAAAGCAAATCTATCTCTAAAAATGCCAGAGAATGAAGAAGAACAAAGAGATGCAGTAAGATCACATGCAAAGGCATTAACTGGAAAACGACAAAACCTATATGTTGAAGGTAGACTAGGACTTATTATTGATTCTACTGCAAAAAATATTAAGTTTATTATTCACCAGAAAAAGTTATTAGAAACTCTTGGTTATGAAACCGCAATGGTATTTGTCAATACTGAATTAGATACTGCACTACAACGAAACAGGGATAGAACAAGGTCTATTCCAGATAAGATAGTTAAAGATAGTCATGCAGTAGTTAGAAAGAACATGGGCAAACTACAGGGATTGTTTGGTAGACGAAATTTTTATATTATTGATAATGATGGTGATCTAAAAGACCTTGAAAAGAATGCAACTAAGGCTTATCCAAGACTCCAAAAATTCGTTTCCACTTTACCAAAGAACAAGATGGTAACTGCATGGAAAAATGCATTGACAATGAAACCTACATCCATGAAATCTGTTAAAGATGCTATGTGGGGTAAGGGTAAACATTCAACTAAGAGTCTATCTCAGATGAAACTCAAAGCTCTTGCCAATATAGCTGCAGAGACCGATTATTCCTTTAAGAATTTCATTAGTGAAGAAGCAAAACATGTGACATATGAAGATTACTGTTTCATGTTAGATTGTATTGAGTATGATCTAGATGACACTTTAACAGAAGAAGATAAGAAAACTTGGTGGGATAAACTCAGTAGAGACAAACAAATTACATACAAGAAAAACAATCCCAAGAGTGACAGGAAAGTAAAAAAAGAACCAGACAAGAAATCGCATGATAGTAGCCCCCCAGAGAAGAGAGGTGCAAAACACATATTCAATTCTCTCAAATCTCATATCTCAGATGTAACATCTGAAACAGGGGTCGGAGTAAAGAAAATAGTTAGTTCCATGAAACAAAAAGATGTTCATGGGGTTATGAAAGCAGTTGGTTATAGTTTTGAAACTGCTGGTAAACTTGCATATGGTGCTTTAAGAACTGTAGACAAGGCTGTAGGTGCTGGGTCTGAAGCACTCCATGACACTAAACCATTCCAAGCGTTAAAGAAAGGAACTATGAAAGTAGATGAATTCTTAGACGAACATCCAGTTCTCAAGAAGGCAACTGGTGCAGTTGTTGCTGGTGCTGTACTTGCACAATGGTATCATATGTCGTTCTCTGGAGACTTTGAATCTGATTATGATTTAAGTGCTGTTGGTGGTGCATTAGCAGGTACTTATGGAATCACAGAACTTCTTTCAACACCAGAAGGTATAAAAGGAATGGCACTTTTGTCAATAGGTGTTGCAACAGGTGGTATGTCTATGTTATGGCCAGGCGGTAAGAAAGGAATGATGTTGGCAGCTGCATATAGTGGTGCAAAGAAATTAGGTGATACTGATACTGCACAGAAGATTTTCTCAAGAATGAAAGAGATGAAGGACTCTGCAAAGAATAGATTGAAGGGTAAAGATGAAAACTATATAAATAGTAATATGGGTAAGTTAAAGACATTTAGAGAAATCACAGAAGGTGAAAATGTGGATGATGCAAGGGAAAAACATGCAACCGAAAGGGAACGCATGAAAGATCGTCACGAAAGAGAATTAGAAAGAGCAAGAGAAGACGATTTTAAAGACTCAGAAGATAACAGACAACAAGATGAATCTATATTGAAAGAATCAATGATTGATGATTTTGAAATTAGATTTGGTAAAGAATCAGATTGGAAGAAAGCAGATAAGTTAGTTCAAGCATACCTTAGAATGCATGTACCAAAACATGCAAAGGCACTCTTGACAAAAACTTATGTTCATGGGCCCGATCCACTTATGGTTGCATTTGGTGATACGAAAAAGAAATTAAAACCACCAGTCAACTTAAACAAATTGTACAATTCTATTAGAAAACTACCATCTTCAAGAGATAAGTATTGGGATTCAATACCAAAGAATAAGGAAAAAGATGCACTAGGGGAAGGTTTCTTCTCAAGAATTGCTGCTGATATTGAAGATGGAATGAAAGCAAATGCAATTGCAAAGAAATATGGTGTCAGTATGAAACAGGTTCAAGGGTGGATAAAGGACTATAAGAGTACACCTAAACTACAAAAAGAAGCAAAAGACCATAGAAAAGATTATGATACATTTGTAAAACAATATGCTCAGTTAAATAAAGCAACGGATGTTGCAGCTGCAAAATTGAAAAAGATCACAGGTAAGAATACAGGTGCAATGGGTTTGACTGATCCTAAAGTAAAAGCCAGTCCAGCATTCAAAAAAGCAAAAGCAGACTATGAGAAAGCATCTAATTTAACTAAGAAATTTTTAAAGGGTGTTCCTAAAGATTTTATGAGAAGGAATTCAAAGTATGGAAGAGAAGAAGTTCAAACAGAAGCAAATGCAGTTAGTTTAAGTAATCCAGATGCGAAGAAGATGGTTGGAATGATGCAAAAATATGTCAATTCCAAAAATGACAAAGAAAAACAAACCCTAATGAAACAAATTAATATCTATCAAAAGAAACTGGGACTTAAAGTAACAGAAGAAATCACAGAGATTTCAGTAGATAAAGCAACTGGTAGAAAGAAAGCAAAAACTTGGGGTAGAACCACAGGTGGTTATGGTGCTAAGGCTGCAAAAAAGAGTAAGAGAGCAGGGTCAAAAGGTGCAAGACGAGTTGCAAAACAATCATTAAGACAGGGTGATGTCTCTCCAGAAGTAGAGAAAACCAAAGAAAAAATTTACAAAGACCTCAAAAAGAAAAGAGATTACTTTGAAAAAGAGTATGGGGATCGTGCAGATGATGTAATGCATGGTACAGCAATGAATATGGCTAAGAAACAACATAAACTTGAAAGTGCAACC